AAGAATCTGCGAAATTTTCTTCTAACCAAGTTATAATATTTATTGCTTTCGATGGATTCTTCTCTAAAAATTCTAAATATTTTCTATAACCAGGATTTGATAATTCTTTGTTTAGCTCATTCATTCGCTCGGAAACTATTTCTAAAATAGGCGTTTTTTGATTTTTAGATAAAGAGGAAAATCCTTCCAATTCAGGTGATATCTCTAAAGCCAAACTTAAAAGTCTCTCAGTATCATCTTTCAAACTTTCTTGGGCCAAAGATTTAACAACCAGAGATATATCTCTTATCTTATTTTTATCATCTTTTTGGTATTCTTTTAACCACTCTTGTAATTTACTCTCTTGTAAATTTGATAAAGTATATTCTACGGATTTAAGTGATGTTAATATGTTTCTCCGGAGTGAAGGGGGGACTTTACTATTGGATGCTACTACATTTTTTCTAAAAACATTAAGTGAGTCTATAAAACTCCCCCTGGTGAATGGTTCATTCAGTGAAAAAATAAATTCGTTCAAAATATTATTAACTTTTTGTTTACGTTTAATAGAACTTGTTGTCACTTGTCGTGGTTTGCCTTTTTTAGGTTTAATTGGAGGCGGGTCTAAAGATACCTTACTAAATAGTTGGGGTAATTTGACTCGTAATCTATTCACAGATTTTTTCTTAGATTTACCAGATTGTTTTTTGATAACTCTGGATCTCTTTTTTCTAGATCTAATTTTCCTCGATGGCATTTTTATTAGGAGGCAAATAATTATTAAATCACGAATATTTGATAATTAATTTATTATAATTGGTTCATTTTCTTCAAATGTCTTGTCGCCATCCATTGTTGCAATGATTACTTTTTGATATCCTAGGTATTTAGGAGTAACTAAAGAGTTGTCAAGACTTCCATTCGGTGATAAATATTCTTTTAATTCTAACAAGATACATTCCTGATTCTCATTATTAGCATCCATAATCTTGCTTGGACCCCTTCTTACTTTAATAGGAAGTTTATATTTTTGACCTTCTATGTAATAAGTAATTTCATAGACCTTCTTATATTTTTGCACTACCCTATTATCAAAATAAGATAACACGTCTTGATACATTGCTTTTAACAACATTTGATAGCTCACGCGATATATATCAAAAGTACTTGTATATTGTGATGACACCATTTCTTTCAATTCTTTCCACTTTCGCCTCTTAAATTGATAATAATTACCAATTCTAGTGTCAGATTCTGAAAGAACTTTTGCTCCAAAGAGCACTGGGAGTATGAGCAATAAGTAATACATTTTTATTATTGCATTAAACTTTGAAGCCATTTTTTCTTAATTCGTCGGTTATAGTTTGACGAATATTTTCCAATTTCACAGTATGTGGAATTTCTATTAAAAATATACCCAATTTTCTACAAACACGTCTCTTCAAATTGTCACGTTCTTGTTGTGCTCTGAAATCACTTTCACCACCCCTATGAAAATAAGGAACATATTCATAATGTTGTTTTCCGTTATACTCACATGCGATTCCTAGTTCTTTATTATACATGTCTAGTTCCATGTTGGACCCAGTTTTGTTATTAAACAAAAATTTAGGACGGCGTTTCTTAAATGGTTTATTGAATATTGTTTCTAAAACATAACGACATTCGGCTTCCCCTTTGCTCTCCCCGGATGCTCTTATCCTTTGCCCAATAGGTTCTTTTTCGGGAAAGTGAAAAGTTTTGTTCCACGTCCCTTTCCCGCTTTTGTCAACAAAAAACAACCAATACAAAAACAAAAACAATAATGCTGCGATGACAATAGAAATATATGTGTGATCTTTCACGAAATTTATTATACTTCCTAACATTTAATATTTTTAAAGATAAATATAGTTTTTAAAATGAGTGAACGAATCAAAGGTTTTATATCCGAAGTTGGTAAAATTGATGAAGAAATCAAACGACTAAATGCACAAAAAAGAAAATTACATGAACGCAAGAAAGATTTAGAGAGAAGAATTCTTGCATTTTTAGAGAAAAATGAACAGGCCGGTGTTAAATATCGAGGTACAGCAGTCATCGCAAAAGATAGAGTTAGACGTGGAAGACGTAAAAAGAAAGATCAGGAAAAAGAGAGTGCTGATATTTTAAAGAAATACGGGATTAGAAATTCGGATCAAGTAGCCAAAGAAATTTTGGAAGCTATCAAAGGGGAAGCAAAGGATGACAAGGTGTTGAAGATCACCAAGTACTAATTTTCTTATTAAGCAATTATGATTAATAAGAAATGTCTTATATTTTAGAAAATAATTTCATGCAAGAGGATCATGCTAAACTCTTCGTGTACTATTTTACTACACAAATCGAGAAAGAAAAGACTCAAAATAGAGGTAACAGTGCTTTTGATAATCGTATAATCTATTATAGACGAATTACTGATAAATTTATCAAAGATTTATTGACGAATTATGTCTCGCAAATCCGAGATAAATTAATTAAACATTATAATATTCAGCATCCACTCTTTCCTGATTCTGTTCATATTGTCCGTTGGAATACTGGACAATCTTTGGGGGAGCACGCAGATGCCTTTTATATGGACGGTAGTCCTAATTACACTCCTTATAGAAAATATTCTAGTGTCGTGTTTCTCAATCAAGAATTCAGAGGTGGTACTTTACAATTTACTAAAGGATCATGCGACGTAATTTCACCAGAAATTGGAAAATTAGCAGCATTTACTGCGGGATTACAAGATACGCACCAAGTAAATGTTGTAACTAGTGGTACTCGCTATACACTAGCTTGTTGGTTTACTGATTCAGAACCCCACGCGATTCACGAATTCAAAACAGATCTATCAGACCCGTTTGCAAAATTAAGTTTGTAATTATACTTCAGAGTTATAATTACACAATTACTTGATCATCTTTAGGAAGTCAGATTCAGTGATAATCTTGACTCCATAATTATCAGCTTTGGTGAGTTTTTTCCCACCACCTCCTAGATTTCCAACCACTAGAAACGATACTTTCTTAGTGAGAGTTCCTGGTGTTTCTCCACCAAGTTGTCGAACTAGATTTTGGGCTTCTTCGCGAGTACCCGCTTCCATTTTTCCAGTAAACACGAAAGATTTTCCAGTAAGTATACCAGTAGGACTTGGTTGAGAAGTTGTAACATAAACTTTGATTTGGGGGTTGTCTTTCAGAAATTTTTTGAATTTAGGAAGAGCTCCTAGAAATCCATCTAATGTATCTTGTCCAACACCTTTCACTTTTTCCAATTTCTTAGGTGGTTTTGTAAGGATATCTGGATATTTGTCTACGATCTTTTGAACAGTTCTTCCTCGTGCGTGTGGAAAAAGTTGCGTGGCACCCATCAAAAGAGCTAGATCTACCGGTTCTGAGAATTTTTCGTCTATTGCCTCACGGATGTTAGCAGCTTTTTTACTTTTCAAAGTATGTTTTTTACCCTTTTTCCGGGGAGCTCGAGCATTTCTAGATATATCATCTCCCTCTTCTTCTTTTTTACCGAGAGCTTTGGCGATATCTTGTTCAGATGCTTGCAGAATTGACGTAATAGTCGTCATCCCGTGATTGTAAAGAGCTTCAATTGTTTTCTTAGCGATTCCCTTGATATTCATTCCTCTTTTTTGACGCCCACCCGAGAAAAACAAATCAAGTTTCTGAATTTTAGCATTGTCTAATTCTACTGTCGCAAATATATCCATTGGACTTCTCCTATTTTGCCCATCGCCCCATACAAACGGTATCTCTTCATGTCCTTTGTATTGATATTTGGGATTTGGTTTCCCAACCTTGTCTGGTAGGTCTGGGACTTTATTTTTTCTTTTATCTTTCAAGATTTGTCCAATGTAAGGAATGACATCCCCGGTTCTAATAATTAATAGTTTGGAGCCCGGGCCGATTTTATTTTTTTTAATAAAATCGGCATTAAACCCCGTCGCCCGACGATAAACACCACCAACAATGGAACCATCTTCCATTAATCTACCTATTTTAACCGGTTTATATATCACTACTGGTTTTAGAGCATTTGTGGTACTAGAAGTCCATTCTACACCAACTACTTCCACCACAGCTGTTTGCATATTTACCTTGTAAGCAAATGCTGATTTCAACACATCAGTTTTACTGACAGGTCTAACTTTACTATCGTCAAACACCACTAGACCATCTATTTCATATGGACTCTTTCTACGAAATTCTTTCAAAATCTCAAACAATTGTGGCTCAGTGAGCTGCGTTTTGGGTAGCTGCGTTGTCTCTACTGTCACAAAACCCATTTCCCTCAAAGCAGTGATTTGTTCATATCTAGTTTTATCACGGGGTAACAATAACTCGTAAGCAACAAAATCGATGTCACTGGTATCAACCCCGGTATGTTTTTTCTTGGTGACAAAACCACCAACAATATTACGGGGATTTGCGTATTCAGATGAATATTTTTTCTTCCATACAGAATTTCTCATAACTAATTCGCCTCTGACCACAATTTTTTTACCATTGGGAAACTCTAAATCATCACCACTCGGAATAAAACTTAGTTTATCAAGATATCTGGAAAGATCTTTACCGGTACTACCAGTCCCCCTCGAGTAGATTGTGCGCTTGATCTTATTCTTGACTTTCTCGTATATCAACAAACACGAAATTCCGTCGGCCTTGCCTTCGATAGTAAAAGGCCCGGGATGCTCACTTTTCCAAGCAGTAAAT